CGACAACCAGCTGATGGACGTCTACGAGAGCTACATCTCGGCGGCGGAAAAGGCGCTGGAGGATGCCATGGATCAGGGCATCTACTCGGACGGCACCGCGAACGGCAACAAGCAGATCACAGGTCTGGCAACCGCCATCCCGATCGCGAACACCACCGGCGTCTATGGCGGCATCGATCGCGGCAGCGCGATTATCTGGCGTACGGCGACGTTTGACGCGAACAGCTTCCTCGCAGGCGCGACGCAGGTGTCATCTACGACCATCCGCCCGATGCTCAACTACATCATGACGCAGCGTTCGCGTGGTCGCGACTACGCGGATCTGCTCATCATGTCGCCGGAGCACTACGCGGCTTACGACGCCGCGACCGTCGCCATCCAGCGGCAGCAGAATGAGACTTCTCTTGGAAAACTCGGCTTCTCGGCGCTCGAATATATCGGCGGCGGCAAGCGTGCCGAGATCGTGCTTGATGGTGGTATTGGCTCGAACATGCCTGCAAATACGACCTTTGGCATCAACACCGACACGCTGCGGCTTCGCTACAACAGCGCGCGTAACTTCGACAAGCTGTTCGACGGCGATGGTCAGATGCCGATCGACAAGGATGCCATCGCCCAATTCATAGGGTGGATGGGCGAGCTCACCATGACTAACCCCTTGTTTAATTGGAGAATGTACGACAGCAATCCCGCTGCATAACCTATTCAACCCCCTTTAGTGGGGGTTGACTACGAACCTCCGGTCTGGCGATCTGGTCTGGTTAACCAACCAGACCGGAGAGTTCAAATGAAAGCCTATTCGCTTCCCTCGAAAGAGGTTCTCGATCAGTTGCTGAAGTACGATCCTGAGACAGGCAAGTTTTTGTGGAGGTTAAGACCTGTGACGATGTTCACGATCGGAAGGTCGACAAAGAAGCCTCGTTCGGCCGAGCACGCCTGTAATCAATGGAATAGCCGCTGGGCGGGAAAGCCAGCGATGACCAAAAGTCATGACGGCTACTGGTACGGTCGTATCTTTTACCGGCAGGTACTGGCGCATCGTGTAGCGCACAAAATAATGACAGGCCAAGACCCGATCGAGATAGATCACATCGACGGGGATCGCGGAAATAACAAGTGGTCCAACCTGCGCGATGGGACACGATCGGACAATCTTCGAAACATCGCGTTAAAGCGCAACAATACGTCTGGGCACCACGGTGTGACGTTCAGTAAGCGTCAACAGAAATGGATCGCTCAGATCATTCTAGGTTCATTTGACAGCAAGGAAGAAGCCGTAGCCGCGCGCCGTAAATACGAGGCGTTGCTCGGTTACCATCCCAACCACGGACGTGACGCTGTGATAACTAACCCGGCCGCCTGACGCCGAACGCTGGGCAGCCGAGTACACTGGAGCCGCCGACGTGTAGGTTCAAGCCTTCCTTCCGCGAAGGCGGCTCCAGACCGTTTCAACAAGGAAGGAAGCACTATGGCTATCAACGACCCTGATGATCTGCTCGTCGTTCTGTTCAAGCATCTGGCAACTGAAAACAAAGCGAAGTCGCTGGAGGAAGGCCGACCGATCTATGACGACCAAGAGATTTGCGAGATCCGCGCGCCCGGCTCAAAAGACGTGAAGGTGTTTCCGGCCACCGCCTTCGCGCGCTGGATCGACGACCCGCTGACGGGTGAACAGACAAAGCAATCTTACGCCGAACGCTTCTCGCACCAGTACCGGCAGTTCAAGGCCAAGGCGTCGCAGACCAAGCAGGGCACGCCGCTCGACTTCGCGCCGTTCCTCAGTGAAGGCCGCCGCTCCGAATTGAAGGCGCAGAACATCTACACCGTCGAGCAGCTCGCCGCGGTCGAGGGCGCGGAGCTGAAGAACTTAGGTCCGGGAGGTCGCGAGATGAAGAACGCGGCCACGGAATTTATCGGCGAGAGCAAGATGGCGGCACCGAACCTGCGCATGGCCGAGGAGCTGGCCGCGCTCAAGGCACGCAACGCCGTGCTGGAGGAGGACAACAAGATCAAGCAGGAGCGCCGCGCCGCGGAAGGCACCGACAGCGAGTTCGACGCGATGTCGCTGGACGAGCTGCGCAGCTACATCGAGGCCAATACCGGCAAGGCTCCGATGGGGTCGCTGAACCGCAAGAACCTGACCCGCATGGCTGAAAACTCCAGACCTGAGAAGGCTGCATGACATGACGCTGTTGTCGGTGGTTCGTGACGTCTGCGCTGTCGTCGGCGTGCAACAGCCGACGTCCGTCACCTCCAACCTCGTCGCCAACAGGACCATGCAGGAGATGTTGGCGCTCGCCAACGAAATGGCGCAGCGCATCAGCTACGACACGCGCGACTGGACTGTATTCCGCAAGGTGCAGACCTATCCCGGCGACGGCGTCGCCGCCGGGTTCGACCTGCCCGCCAACTACAAGCGCATGCTGCTGACCGCCAATGTCTGGCGCTCGACGCAGACGCAGTACCCTATGCGGTTTGTCCCTGACACCGACGAGTGGCTGAACCGGCGCGCACGCAATTACTACGACGTCGCAGGTGAGTGGACGATGCTCGGCGGGCAGATGCTGATCGCGCCGGTGCTCGCTACCGGCACCAGCGTCTACTTCCCTTACCTCGAAAAGAATTGCGTCAACCTCACCAGCGGGGGCTATGGCGACAGCTTCATGGCCGACACTGACAGCTTCCGCCTCGACGAGCGGCTCTTGAAGCTCGGCATGATCTGGCAGTGGAAGCAAAACAAGGGCACCAGTTACGCCGAGGACATGGGCACTTACGAGACAGCGTTGTCTGTCGCGGCGGGCCATGACAGACCCGCGCCCATCATTGTTGGGCGGCATCCGATCTCGGCGAACGCGCGTGTCGCCTACCCGTGGCCGACGCCATGACCGTAGCTGTATATCAGGGGTTCAAGCGGCAGGCGGTGCCCGCGCAGGTCGCGCAGCAGCTCCAGACCGTGACGCTGCCCGCGCCGACGCGCGGGCTGATCCTCAACGAGAACGAGAGCTTCATGCAGCCCGGCGGCGCGCTGGTGCTGGATAATTGGGTGCCCACCATGAAGGGCCTCAAGTTGCGCGGCGGCACCAAGACGTGGGCGAGCCTGCCAGAGACAACACCTGTCATCTCGATGTTCAACTTTATCAGCGGCACCCAGCAGCGGATGTATGCGGGCAACGCCACCAAGCTGTACGATGTCACGGCCTCGACGCCGGTGATGATCAAATCAGGCCAGCTGTCCGGTAACTACGTCGCCAGCCAGCTGGCAAACCAAGCTGGCGACCACATGCTGGTCTGCAACGATGCCGGTGACTTCGTGCTGCACTTCGACGGCACGACGTGGACGACGTTCAACGCCAGCCAGATCAACGCAGATCCGGCGATCACGCCGCCGCCTAGCTGCCTCAACGGCCACAACCTGACCTATGTCTGGAAGTACCGCGGGCGCTTCTTCTTCATTGAAGGCGGCACCATGAATGCGTGGTACCTGCCGACCAACGCCTTCCAAGGCCGCATCCTGCAGATCCCGCTCGCCGGTGCCGCAACGAAAGGCGGCAAGCTGCTGTGCGGCTTCACTTGGTCGATCGATGCTGGCGACGGCATCGACGACAAGTGCGTTTTCATGACCGATCAGGGCGAGCTGCTGATCTTCACCGGCAGTGATCCGTCGACGGCTGCGAACTGGCGGCAGGAGGGCAGATACGCCACCTCGTTCCCGCTCGGCATGAACTGCTGGACGCCGATCGGCGGCGACGTACTGATCGCGACGGTCGACGGCATCATTCCGATCAGCGCGTCCATCACCAAGGATACCTCGCAGCTCGAACTGGCGGCCATCACACGTCCGATCAAACCCATGTGGCGCGACGAAGTGAACGCCAAGCGCGCGCTGCCGTGGACGATGTGCAAATGGGACGAGTTCGGCGGACTTTTCGTAACTTACCCCGGCGGCATCCCCGGCAGCCTGACCATGGGCGCGGTCAATATCGCGACCGGCGCGTGGTGCAGATACACCAACGTCGACGCCATGTGCTTCGGCCGCCTGCGCGCGGACGCGTTCTTCGGCACGCAGTCCGGCAAGATCGTGCAGTTCGAGCGCACGGGAACAGATAATGGCGTGCCCTATACCGCGACGATGGTGGGTGGGTGGGAGATGTTCTCCTCGCAGTCCGCCACGATCGTGTGGCGACAGGCGCGCGCGTCGTTCCGCGCGCGTTCCGGCGAGCCGTTCCAGCCGCAGCTGTCCGCCACGACAGACTATGTGATCGTAATCCCGACGCCGCCGTCCGCGGCACCGGACCC